TGAAACTTTCTCATTAAACTTTAGAAAAACTTTTTGAAATAATTTAAGGAAATATATGGCGAAAAATGCTACAAACTTTCAGAAAGAATTGAACGTAATGCTTGTCGATTCATTTTTTGAAGATTTTAAGAAAATAAGAGGCGTAGAAGTTTTACCAGATTTAGAACAACTACACATAGGAGTAATTTATAAAGGAAGAGTGAGAATGCATGTCCAAGTATTTTCGAAATATTTTCACGTAAATCATTTTAATGAATGGCATCAAGTTTTTGACGAGGATAATTTCTACTTTGCCTACGATTGGGATATAGAAAATTTCAAAAGTGTTTTAGAAAATTGGGCGGCAGTTTTTAAGAGCATGAAGAAAACTTTGGTTAAACGTAGGAGAATTTTGAGGAGACATTGAAAATAGTTCTTGACAACATGTATTAAAAATGATACGATATTGTTGGGGTTACTTATGACAAAAAATGCAGGAAAGTTTCAAAAAGACATGAACTTGATTTTGATAGAAGGTCTTTTGGAAGAATTGAAGAAAAATAGATATGCAAAGTTTGATATAGATTATGAAGATCACCATATAAAAGTTTTCTATAAACATGAAATACAATTTTCCGTAAAGGTTTTTCAAAAATATTTTTTAGAACTTGGATATGATGATTATGGATATTGTGATAGAGAGGATAAATATTTCTTTGATTGTCCTTGGGATATTGAAATGTTTGAAAAGTCTATGTCATTTCAGATAGAGTTTTTTACAGCTATGCGACGAAATTTTATAAAGCGTAGAAGACTTTTAAGACGCCATTAAAGTTTACTTTGTTGAAGATTTTTCTTGAATTTTCAAAAAATTTACATAAATAGTTCTAGAAAGGTTTGAATGACCTTTTCAAAAAACTATGTAAGGAAATTTTCGAAATGAAAGAATGTAAAGTATGTCACCAAATTAAAGATGAATCTCATTTTAATCAAGTAAATGATTATGAAAAATCCGACAGCGATATCTATACTGCGGTTTGTTTAGAATGTATTGCAGAATTAAAAGAAAGGGGATTTAGGAAAAAGACTTATAAAAAAAGACTAGTGAAGCCACCACTTCCAAAAGTCTATAAAATTGTTGCTTTTAAGGAATGTTGTAATTGTCATGAAACAAAACCAGCATCCGAATTTTATAAAAACAAAACACATAATGATGGTTTGGCGGCATCGTGTAAAGATTGTTGTAAAGATTATAATCTAAAATATAGAATAGCTCATCATCCAGGAATATTAGAACAAAAAAGAACTGCTAGAAAAAACACACCAAACATTTTAGAAAAAGAGGCGGTGCATAGAGTAGAAAATCGAGAACAGATAAGAGTTTGGGATAGAGAATATCATAAGAAACATAGATCAAGAAAAACTGGAAGAGATAATAAGTATAGAAAAAATAGACGACACAAAGATCCCATATATAGAGCATTCGAAGGAATAAAGCGTCACGTTAATGCTTATATTAAACATTGTTCTATTGGTTCTAAAAATTTTATAAGTAAACAATACATCGATCCAACGACATTTGATATTATAGGACCACGAACCGATGTTGATTATGAATTAGACCATATTATTCCTATGAGAGTTGGAAATCCACAAATATTGGAAGATATGAAAATGATTCACCTTGCTGTTAATTTTAGATGGATTCCTCGGGCGGAAAATGGTGAAAAAAATGATATAATAATTTGGTCTTTAATTGAAGCAAATGAAGAACTATTAAAAATTGCAGAATATTTCAAATTAACAAAAGACGATGATGGAAAACGAGCCCAACATTTGTTTCCAATAATTGGTGGTGTTTTTATGGGAAGAAATCAATAATGTTTATGGGCAATAAAGCTCTTAGGGCCGCTGGAGAAAAGGTCTTAATGACCAAAGAGCAGATTGACGAATATATAAAATGCAAAGATGATATATTGTATTTCGCTGAACATTTCTATCATATTCAAACAATTGATGATGGCCGTATAAAAATCAAATTATGGGACTATCAGAAAAAATTATTAAAAGCATACGAAAATCCACCGAATGGAAAACGTCATGTCGTAGTAGTCCTAAATCGCCAAAGTGGAAAAACTACTACAACTAATATATTTCTTCTTCATAATTTATTGTTTAAAAAAGATGCCAACATAGCCATTCTTGCAAACAGCGAAAAGACCGCAAAAAAAATATTAGCGCAGATTAAAATGGCATATCAATTACTTCCATTATGGCTTCAGAAAGGAATTGTTAATGCCGGATGGAATGCATTATCTGTAGAATTGGAAAATGGTTTGAAAATAACTGCTTCTTCAACTTCATCAAATTCAATAGTCGGAGAAACATGCAATTTTTTATATATTGATGAGGTTTCAAAAATACCGGAGCATTTATTCGATGATTTTTATTCGTCAGTATTACCAACAATTTCTTCCGGAAAAACTTCTAAAATTATTATGACATCTACTCCGAAAGGATTAAATGCATTTTATAATATTTACAAGGCGGCAGTTAGAAATGAAAATAGTTATTATCCTATAAAACTTCCTTGGAATGCTAGACCAGACAGAACACCAGAATGGGCCGAAGAAACAAAAAAGAATATGACGCCTCAACAATGGGCACAAGAATTTATGTGTCAATTTTTAGGAAGCTCTAATACATTAGTTCTTGGAGAAATTTTAGAAGAAATCGATACAAAACTTCCGATAGATTTTAAGTATAGTCATGCTATGTCAATTTACGAATATCCGGAAGAAAATGCTTCGTATGTATTGGGTGTAGATTCTGCAAAGGGCCTTGGTTCTGATTATTCTGTAATTCAAGTATTAAGAATTTATAACGATAAACAAGTCGAACAAGTTGCTGTATATAGAAATAATTTAGTAGACCCGGAAACGTTTTCTGGAATTTGTGTAGATGTCGCCAATTATTATAATGGCGCTGCTATGATGGTAGAAAATAATGATATCGGAGAAATGGTAGTTAGTAAAATTTGGAATGAATACGAATATGAAAATTTGGTAAACTATGACCCAAAAGGTTTAGGTATTCGTTCAACCAAAAAAACTAAATTCGAAGGAAATCTTTTATTAAAAAAATATATAGAAAATAAATGGCTAAAAATAAATGATAGAGATACTGTAACTGAGATTTCAAAATATACCGAAGTTTCTCCAAACGTATTTCATTGCGAAAGTCAGAATGGAAATGACGATTTAGTCGTATCGTTAATTTGGTCAGTGTTTTTCCTTACTTCAGATTTTTACGACCCAACTACAAATTCGAAAACGGATTCTAAAGAGTCTCGAAAATACGACGACAATGATACCCCAACCTTCTTAAGTTCGGAAGATATTCATTCAAACTTTTTCGGAAATGCTTTTTCAAATGATTTCCAAAACCCCCAAAATGATGGCTCAGGTTTCCAAAACTCTCAAAACAATGATATCTATTTCGGAAATGGGTATAACTAAATCCTTAGAAATTTATAAATACTTCTAAAGAAAAATTAGCTAAATAATTTTATAAAATTCAGAGGTATCAAAATGGCTGTAGGAACTTATCCAGGAACTTATTTACAAGAGATAGATAATTCTTTTGTTCCGTCAAATCCTAATGCGTCATATGCGGCGGTAATGGGAAGGGCATTTCAGGGCATTCCCAATTCAAAGGTTTTAGTTCAGAGCGAATCACAACTAGTTCAGACATTTGGTGTTCCGATGGTGTCTGGTTCATATCCATTAGTTTCTGCAATAGACTATGGGATTTATGCTGGGATAGAAGCTTTAAGAGAAACTACCAATCTTTATTACGTTAGGCTGACAGATGGGACCGAGACATATGCAAACGTAACTGTCCCCACCAATTCATCTGCTGCGACATCCGGAACATATGGAACTGTATCTGCTGCGGCATCTACGGCATATCCTAACATTGCTGGATTTCCTGATGGGAACTTGCCAAACAATAATTACGATTTGACTATCTATAATGGTTCTCCTGCTGGTCTTAGATTCGCTGCTATTGGTCCTGGCGCTACTGGAAACAACATTGCCGTAGCTGTTTGGACACCTGCAATTTCCGCAACTAGTTTATCTGGTTTCTATGACTGGTATAACAAGTATGATTCCACTGCTATTTCTTCTGCTGCTTCAAGGGTTGGGAATAGAGTGTTTAAGGTTCAGGTTTTCACAAAGCTTTCTAATCAGAACTTTGATGCTACTTGGTGGTCATTAACTTCTGGCTCGCCTGTAGAGACTTGGTATGGGTCTACAAATTTCCTAGACAACGATCCTAATGGAAATGATTTATTTATCCAGTCCGTTATCAATGGGAATTCAAAATATGTTTACGTTACTAGTAATAAGACTGATGGGACTCTTCCTGCTTATACTACTACTGCTTTTGGGTTGACTGGTGGAAATGATGCTGGAAGTCTTTCTCCAATAAATGCATCAACTGTTTGGGGATTGTTTGCTAATAAAGAAACTTCTCCGGTAGATGTTGCTTTTGTAACTCCTAGAACTATGAATTCTTATTCTGATCCTAATGAAATTGCTGCTTTAGATTCTTTGGTTGGACAGAGATTAGATTTTACCGGATACATTCAGGCAACAGCTTTAACATCTACTTCGGTAAACTCTATCATACAAGATTCTTCAAATATTGTTGTAGCATCTAATCCAAGTTATTTCGGAAAATATGTCGGATGGAACTTAGTGTTTGATCGTTACAATAAGGTTCGAGTTTATCTACCAAATGGAATCTATGGTGCTGAAGTTTCTTTAAGAGCTAGTCGTGTTGGTAATCCTTGGGATGCTCCTGCTGGTATTGCTGTTGGTCAGCTTCCTTCGGGCACTCAGAATGTAAACCTGACTCCTGCACAAGCTGGTCCTCTTTACAACCAATATAACCTAAACACTATCAAGTTCTTAAATGGAATTGGCGGAGTTATTTGGGGACAAAAGACTGCACAACTTCTTACAACTGCTAGAGATAGATTGAATGTAAGAAAGATGTTGATTTATGTAGAGGACAATATTACTTCAATTCTTAATGGATTCTTGTTCACGGGAAATACTGTGAAAGCTAGGGAGCGTGTAAGTTCTTTAATAAATGCGTTCCTTTCTAGTGTTCTTGCAGGAAATGGTGTTCAGAGTTTCCGAGTTGTTTGTGATAATTCGAATAACACTTCTACAACCATTGCTCAGAATATCTTAAATGTTGCTGTATATATTCAGCCAACATACACAATCGAGTTTATTAGTTTGACAGTAACAATTTCTTCGGACTCTGTTTCCGTGAGTGAGGGATAAAACATGCCGGGTGGACTATACATAGAAGGAAGGAATATCAGGAACTTTGCCGATATTCAGAGAAACTATAATTATGAAGTAACTTTCGTAAATGCTGGTTCTTTAATTGGTTGGAACGAAGATGATATTACTTTGAGAGCGCGTTCTTTCACAATCCCTCAACGTGGTAATGAAGCTATAGAATCTAGTTTCGGTGCCATGAAACAGTTTTTTCCTGGAAAACCTACATTTTCAAATACTTCGGATATTACTTTTGAAGAAACTGAAAGTCAAAACGTAGCAACATTTTTATATGCTTGGCAACAAAAAATATTTGATGTTACTGCTGGACATTCCCAGTACACAAAGAAACGTGGAACCAATGCAGCAAGCAACGTCGGCGGAACCGGGATTGTAGACCATATCATAATTACTGCCTACAAAAATGGTGGTGTTGGAACTGATCCTACTCCAGAACCAAATAAGTATTATCTTTACAATGCGTGGTTGCAGAATGTTGCTGAAGTTAATATTGATTACAATCAGGCCGGAGATTCTGTAAAGTTTAACGCTACATTCCAATATGATTTCTGGGTATATTCTCCTGACGACCCTCAAATTGGCAATGGTAATATTTCTTCACCAATTATCTCTACAGAAAATTTAGTATAAACGAGGTGAAATAAGTGGCCTCTAATAAAATAGATAATGGCCCGTTAACAAAAGCCACCGGAAGCTTTTACTTAAGCAAGACAATTCAAAGGTCCTACAATTATGTAGTTGTCTTTGAATTGTCTGACTTGGGATATTTAGGAATTGGAACCACAAATCTTTACAAAGGTTCTTATTACGCAACATCTATAGAAATCCCTAATTATGAATTCAAAGATGAAGAATATAGAATAGGATCTTTCGTAAAAACCTTTCCAGTATTAGAGCATCATGGTTTTGCATTTACCATAAAGTTTGAAGAAGATGACCAAGGAACTATTCAATTTTTAATAGATGTATTAACAAAAAGGAATATTCGTTCTGATGGATATTATCACAAATATTCAGAAACAGTTTTAGATAGAATCGTGGTAGATGTTTATAAGCCTGATGGAACTAGAATTTATAGACGAAGTTTTTTAAATTGTTATTTCTTAAAAAGCTCTACGCCAACTTATTCATATAACACTTCCGAAAAAATAGAATATGACATAACATTCAAAGCCGACCATTTTCAAACAGATTATGAAGAAGCTGTTTTAACCGACCCTAATTATTCTTATCCAGAGCCATCATAAATAATTCTAACAATTGAGGTAATATAAAAATGGTTGATAAAGTTAAAAGACCTAGAATGGTTGATGTAGATGAAGTAGTTGAAGTTCCGAAAGTTGTAGAGCAAAAACTTGAAGATAATTTTTTCCCGATTGAAGATCTTCCTTCTCGCTATAAGTTGTATCCAGAAGGAACCAAGATTTTCGGAAGAACTCTTAAAGTATCTGAAGTGAAAAAATTAACAACGATGAATGAAAACAATTTCAATGTTATTTTGAAAGATATTTTAACAGCTACTTTAAGAGGTATAGATATAGAGGATATTTGTGTTGCTGATAAAGTTTACATAATATTTTGGTTAAGGGCTAACACATTTAAGAATTCAAATTTCGTTGCAAAATATAGTTGCGATCATTGCGAAACTAAGAATGAATATAAATTTGATTTAGACAGTTTTGATATAGAATACCTTCCGGAAAACTATGACAAAAAGGAATTAGAGCTTTTGAATAGTGATAAGAAACTTACTTTGGATATTCTTAGAATTCGTGATGAGAATAAGGTAAAGGCATTTCAAGAAAATTTGAAAAATGGTTATGGAAAAATTGACGAAGATGTATTAGCAATGGCTTCCGCAATTAAACTAGTAGATGGGTCTCCGGTTTCTTTAAGACAGGCTTGTGAGTTTATAGCATCTTTAGAAAACGATCCCGAAGATTATGCTTATTTACACTCTAAGATTTTGGAAATGGATTTCGGAGTAATTCCTGAGATTAAACATTCTTGTAAGAGTTGTGGCGAGGTTAACAAGATACCAGTTAGCTTTCGACCGGAGTTTTTTCTTCCCAGATATAGGGCTTGATGATATTTTAGAGATGGAGTTTCAACTGAGTCTCCATCTCCATATTCCTTATTTTAATCATTTAGAATTTTTTGAAGTAGAGAAGAAATTTGCTAGGCTTCAAGAACATTTCAAAATGATTCAAGAAAAGACTTCTAAAAAGAATGTAGCGGATGGTTCGAGGTTTTGATATATAGATAAATATTCACATGCCTCCGAATCCAAATGATGCTGCGAAAATACTTAACGAGATATATAAAACTTTAGAAACGCTTTCGAAAACTGAATTAGAAAGTGTAGAGAAGATTTTTGAAGAGCATAAAAAATTATTAGAAGCCGATGATAAGATTAAGAATGCTACTAAGAAATTAGAGGCATTGCAGAAAGAAGAACGAAAGACAGAATTAAAAACCGAGATACAAGAAAAGAAAGTAACGGTTTCTAAAAAGATTATTCTGAAAAATCTTACGGAAGCTTCTCGAAAACTTTCTAAGAAAGAGTTTAGAATAGGTTTTGATAATTCTAAATCTACAAAAGATATAGGAGAGGTTGTAGGAAATTCTCTAAAGTCTTTGAAGAAATTGTTTCAAGAAAAGGATGCTAAAAAGAAGAGGATTCCATTTGCGAAAGATTCTTCTAAAAGTATTTTACAAAATTTTTCGAAAATGTTTTCTAAGACTGAAGAGAAACCTAAATCAAATAGTCTTTTAGATTTTACTAGAAAAGAAGAACATGCAGATATACAAGAGGACCAATTACACGTATTAAAACAGATTGATTCTAAGATAGATAATTTGTCTATGGAAGGGTCTGGAAGTATTTTTGATTTTCTTAAAAATGGTATATCAAGTCTTTTAACTGGTGCTGGAGAAGTTGGTGCTGGAGCCGGGGGAGCAGGTGCTGTAGGACTTTTAGGAAAGCTTAAGGGATTATTCGGAAAGGGTGCTGGAGCCGCTGGTGGAGCTTCTGAAGCCGGAACGGTGGCATCTGGCGCAGGAGAGTTGGGGGAAATTGGTGAAGCTGGGAGTATGTTGGGAAAGATTGCTAATCCTGCTACTGCGGTTATTGCTGGGGCCGGATTAGCAAGTTATGGCGCATATAGATATTTTTCTTCGGAAGATAAAGATGATTCTTCTCAAATAGTTCAGCCTAGGCAATTCGGAGGAGATGTTCAGAAAAATTCTCCATATTTGGTTGGAGAGGCTGGTAAAGAATTGTTCGTTCCTGATAGAGATGGTGTTATAGTTCCGAATCATAGATTATTAAAAACATCTTCGGAAAGTGATTTAGGAAGTTCTTTTGCAATTATTTTGAATGATTTTAAGACTGGATTTAACAAGAATATAAATTTGTTTGTAGGAAAGTTTAACAACACATTTACGAATCTTGGGAAGAGTATTTCTGATAGGCTTTCCGAATGGTTTGATGGTGTTAAAAATAGTTTGAGAGATTTCGGAGATAAGGTTAAAAACATTCCTTCGTTGATTGTAAATGGCGCTAAAGATATTATTAAGAATGTTGGAGATGCTGGTAAGAAACTTTTAGGAATTAAAGATAAGAAAGAACCAACTACAACCACCCCTCCAGATTTTATGAAGTTTAATAAAAAATCTGATAGTAATGTTTCGGAAACGTCGGATGTTCTTTCTCAATATAATCCAGTTCCAGATGTTCAAATTCCTAAAATTACTCCTGATATTCAAGCCAATACTTTTCCTGATATGCGTGTTCCTAAAGCTGCTCCGGAAATTCAATCTAACTATTCTTTGAAAGTTTCTAATCAAGTTTCTTCGGATGATGGTGCATTAGATGAAACATTTTGGATGAAACAATTTCTTCCTACATTTGCATCTGCTATTAAGATTAAAAAAGTTAAAGATTTTTCTATGTCTAGTCCTGTTTCGAGCCCTTTCCTATGATAATAAATCCTAAGTTGATAGACGATTTAGCAAAGACAAATGAAAAGATTGCTTCATTGTTAAGAAAACTTTCCGAAAATAAAGAGATAGAATTAGAAAGTATCTTAAAAGAAATAGATAGCATTAAAGAGAAAAAGGCCAAAGCTAAAAAAAAGAAATTGGTTCCTGTAGACGTAGATAAGAAAATAAACTCTGCTATATCTAATTTTTTAGAATTGGTTCCGAAAGAAAAAAAGAATAACGAAACAGATAAAGTAAAAAGAAATTTAGGAATTACTATAGGTTCCTTTTCCGAATTGTTTCCGAAAAATATTTCTAAAAACTCTTCGGGAAAATCTTTTAAAATAACTTTGCCAAAATTTCCTAAAATATCTTCTCAAAAGTCTCAAATAGATTTTACTAGAAATGATAATGATGATTTTGATATTCAAGAAGAAAAATTGAAGACTTTGAAATCAATCTCTTCCAAATTAGATTTATTGAAAGGTTCTGGAAAAGATGAAAAGAAACCAGAAGAAAAACAAGAGACCGCCTTTGATAAAATTAAGAACCTTTTAGCTGGATCTGCTGTTGGTGGTTTAATAGGAAAATTCGGATTCAAAACTGTAGCAAAAACTGTAGGAAAAGTCGCATCTAAAGTTGTTATGCCGATTATGGGAATTATAGATTTAATTTCTAGAATAAAAGGTGGGATAACTGATTATAATGCGGCAAAACTTTTAGGAGATAATGTAAAGGCAGATGGTGTAATTTATAAAACTGTTGTTGGTGGTTTTGGAGATTTGTTTCAAGGAGCGTCTGGCTGGATTCCGTTTCCATTAGGTCCATTGTTGCTTGGATTAGGAATGTTCATGAAAGAAACCTCTTCTGATTACGATAGTGTAATAGCAGATAAAAGCAATAAAGGAATTCAAGACAAACAAAAAGCTGCTTATGCTATGGATAGATTAGACCAAGGAAAGAAATATGGGATAGTTCAATTAAAGCCTTCTACAGATTTAACTTGGCTTTATAAAGATTATGATTCAGATGATTGGGTTCCTTTATTATCTTCTGATGGGAAACCTTTATCTATGCTTTCTGGAAAAGATAGAATTCAACAGGCCGGTTCTGATGATAAAGGGGTTTCAAAATATAAGATTCAAACTGCTAACGGTCTCGCAGATTTAATTTTAGAAAATGGAAAGCCTAAGATGAAACTTGGAGACACCATTTCGGAAATAAGTCCTAAAAAAGCTGGGGGAAATGTAAAGAAAGATTCTACATATTTGGTTGGTGAAAATGGTCCAGAAGCTTTTCAAACTAATGAAACGAAATCTAAAAACGAATCAGAGTTATTTAAGAATACTTTTTCGGAAATCAATTCAAGCTTTAAGAAAATAGTTTCTAGAATAAATTTCGAAAAGTTTCTTCAAGTATTTACTCCAGAAACACTCACATATAAATTAGTAAATGTTACAGAAAATATAGAAAGGGGTGTAGGAAAACTTTCTAAAAGTGGTTTCCAAAAGTTAATAGATTTTTCTAATGTTTCTAAAAATCCAGATGATAGATTCAAAACATTTATAAATCAAGTTTATACGTTTGAAGGTGGGTATGTAGATAGTGCTTCTGATTTGGGAGGAAAAACCAAATTCGGAATTACTCATTTAACGTATGATGCTTATAGAATTAAACATCATTTACAAACTCAAGACGTTTCTAATTTAACTAAAGAAGAAGCTGACGAAATCTATAAAGAAAATTTTTGGAAAGGCTCTGGAGCAGATAAGATAGCAGACCCTAAACTTGCATTTGCTTATTTTGATGCTTATATTGCTGGCCCACAAAGAGCTAAAAGATTGTTGAAATTGGCAGGAGGAGATGTTAATAAATTTTTAGATTTAAGAGATACTACTTGGACAGCACAAGCACAAAGAATAAATCCTAAAACTGGTGTTTCTCAAATGGCAAATCTTTCTGGCTGGTTGAATCGTGACCAGACACAACGAGAAATGTTTGCCGAAACTCCTCAGAAAGAAGTTGAAATATCTTCTTCAAACAATATTAAAACTGTTGAACAACCACTTTCGAAAAGAGATGCCGATGCTAATTTCTTGATAAATAAAGTTATACCGGCTCTAGCGGAACATATCAAATTAAATTACGGGACGGAATAATGGCAAGCTTTTCGATATACGATACTTCTAAACCGGGAACCACCAAAAACTTTCCGGAAGCTTCCCAAGAGCATTTAATTACTATTGAGTTTCATGATGAGTCCGGACTTTTAGACCAATATCAATCGTTCGGTTCTATTCAAGGATATATGACGAAAGAGTTTGAATATAGTTGCCAAGCAAATTATACAAACATTTTTAATAATCAGTTCGGATTTTCTAATGGTCTAGTCGCAAATATTTTAAGAGATGAAACTCAGAGAAATATTATGAACTATGGCGTGCTTACAAAAAAAGTTTATATGAATGGTGAATCTCCTGTATTAGATGTTAGTTTTAGATGTTGGGCTGGAGATATAGAAGACCACCCTACAAACTTCGGTGCTACGAATCCAGTTACAATTGCGAATGGTTTGGTTGGAGCAACATTACCAAGAGTTGCTTCGGATAATATATTTAATGCAACAGGAACAACTGATTTTTTTAAAGGTCTAGCAAATAATACTGGATTTGAACCTGTTAGAAATGGTCTTGCGTCTGTTGGAACTGCCGCCGCTGCTACTGCAATTAAAGGCGTAAATAGTTTATTACCTTCTTTTGGTGTATCTACTGGCCTTACGGATGTCGTTGCAGATAAGGTAGCGAATGATTCTGCATCAGATTTCGTAAAAACCGCATCAAATATAAAACTCGACCAATTCGTTTCTAAAAAACCGCCAGTTTGTCATGTAACTATAGGAAACATTTTCGAAAAGGATTTAATGTTTGTTAAGTCAGTTAATGTAAAATTTTCTAAAGAATATATTTGGCAAGGCGTCCCTCTATACGGGGATTTTGATGTGTCGTTCCAATCTCTTTTCAATGCCGCTACTTTGAGAGATGTAGGAAATTCAAGCCAACAAGAGTTAATATTCGGTTCCGGATTAAATGGGTCTAAGTCATCCGGAAGAGTTTCGTTTGATAGCTAAAGGAAAATATGTCCACACTTTTTAATCGTTCAAATTTTATAAAGACTGTAAATGGAGAAAAAGATTTTCTGTTAAACTCTTTTTCGAAATTTGTTTGGAAAAGAGCTTTCAAAAATTATAGAATAGTTTATGAAGATTATATGCGCCCTGATTTAATCTCTCAAAAAAATTATGGAACTATAGATTACTGGTGGATAATACTTTTAACAAATCCTAACATAGAAGATATTTGGAATGACATGGCAATAAATTCAGACCAAGAAACCCAATATCCTACAGCATTGGTTCCTGGAGAAATGATAAGTATTCCTTCAATTTTAGATATCCAAGACTTTTACACTTTTAATAAGAAACAATAAAAAATGTCTGACAAAACTTTCGACCAAAATGTAGTTGGTTCTCAATTCAATTTAAGTTTAACTATTAACAATGTTTCCGTATCTCCTGTAAATGTAAATTCTTCCGTTTTAAGAGAATGGATTTTCGACCAGATAGTTACATATGAATGCACTTTTATGGATACTGGAACTTTCGTAGAACTATCTCCTCTCTATGATGAATGCCCTGTTCAAATAGAGTTTTCGAAAAATGGAGACCTAGACAAAGTCAAAATGGATATGGTAATAAATGCTTGGGAAATTGAAAGAGTAGATGCAGATGATGGTTCTCTTTACATAATACATTTCATAGCTTTTCAGAAAACTACTGATTACTTTTATCCAATTCGTTTTAGACCATTTTCTAATCAAGGTTCTTCAGACGCTTTACAATTTGTTTGTCAAGAGTCTGGAATAGATTTCGTGTTAGAAGATTCCTCAAACGACAACCAAACTTGGATACAGTCTAATGTTTGTAATTACGCTTTCACAAAACATTTAATGACTAGAGCTTTTATCCGCCCCGAAGATTTGCCTTTATTTTATTTTAATAGGCACAATCAAGCTGTATATTCTTCTCTTTCTTATAAAACAAATTCTAAACCAAAATTCTTAGCAATCAATAATGACCATGCTTTTATGGATAATGGTAATGATACAACTATAGCAAAAATTAAAGAACAAATTGGAAAAGATTCGGAAACACTTTTTTATAGAACTGGAATAACTTATAAAAACCTTTCTCCAATCCTTAATAAAATGAATGGCTATGGAATTGATTTTACCTATTTTGACCACACCAATTTCTTTGACTATTCTCTAAACTTTCCATATGCTCCTTTGTCTAAGTTTGAAAATAAGAATAAAAATAACATTGGAAAATATACTAACGGAATTACTTATAATAGCCTTTCGAAAAATGTTCACGAAAATTATCTCCTTGCTAAATCACAAAACCTATATTTGAAGCAAAGTTTTTTCGGAAACTATCTTCAAATCACTATCAATCCAAACATGAATATAAATATAGGAGATAAGATTGATGTATTGATTTACGATAACTTGGGAAGACTTTTCAACGGAACACCAAACGTAGATGCCGTAAACTCTGGAGAATATTTGGTTGGCGGAATTAGTCATGATATTAAAAAGGATGGTTTGTATTCTATGATTTTGACATTGTTTAGAAACGGAACAAATCAATCTAATCTTGCGAATATTCTTTTTGAAGGAAATTTGGTAAACCCATGAGAGAATTTTTAGGAAACTCTTTGCAGGAAACCGTTAAAGAATACCTTTCGGAAAAGGAGGACCCATATACCGGAAAATATATCGGTATAGTTTTAGATAATAACGATCCTTTGAAAATAGGTAGGGTTAAGGCGCGTGTATATGGACTCCACGACAATTTTACAGTAGATGAACTTCCGTGGGCGATGGTAGAATTTCCTATGGCGTTTTCCGTAAAAGGTTCGTTCATGGTTCCGGAAATTAACACTCTCGTATACTGCGAATTTGACGATCAAGATCTCTATGAACCCCGAGTTTCATCAAAAGTTATAGATAGAAATAATCTAAACTTCGAAGCAGACTATCTAGAAAGCTATCCCGATAGTGTAATTTTGTATGAATGTGAAGATGGTAGTTACCAAAAAATAAATAGACAAAAAGGAGAATTTACATTAAAAACTGGTGCTGGATGTTTTTTTAAATTACATCAAGACGGAACAATAAATTTAACAAACAATGCTACAGAAACAGGAGATGTAAATTTTAAGTTTAGAGGGAATTTTACTGTAGATAATAGGCTTGCAAATTATTACCAAATATCTCAAGCAATCTCGGTCTCAGCTTTCTCGAATGTTTCTTTAATGTCTAATGCAGGAATTTCGGTCCAATGTTTAGATGATATTTCTTTTCAAACTAATAGAGACTTTGATATAGAAAATGGTGGAAGAGTTTCTATAAAATCCAGAGAAAAGATTTTATTATCAACTTTAGAAACAAGCATTCAAACTAACTCTTTTGAGATTTTGCCAGTGACTCTTCCTACAACAACTACAGTAGACCAAAAAGGATTTCCAGGAATAGTTTCGCCAACCTTTCAAGTAAGTATTGGAAATGATTTGACGAAAGTTGTTAGTATGGCTGTAACTCCAGACCCTTTAGGTGGACCATTTAATTGTTTGCCTTACGATCCCATCACTGGCGCAGTTCATCAAGGTCGTTTAGTAACTGGTGTAATAAACCCTGTAGGATTTGCTGCCGACAATGTTCAAGTTGCTGCCGAAATTGCTACATTAAAAGCTAAAGTAACTGCGAAATATACTAAACGTCAGGCAGATTTAGTTACGACAATGGCTAAAAAATATGCTTCTATAGACTCCATCGCTCAACTTCTTGTAGCGGCAACATCCCTTGAAGGAGCAACAATAATAGCACAGCAACAAGCAATTGAGTTATTATCTTTACAAACTTCTTTAACCGATGCTATGAACCAAGAATTGTCTAACATTGATACTACCTATGGTGATTATCTTTCTAAGCCACTTTTCGGAACAACTTTAGATACAACTTCTCCAGAGGGTAAGAGAAATATATATAATACTGTTGAACTTCCTGCGGCAACAATAACCGCGACCCTTGACATAACTAATAAGACCTCTCCGTTGGATTTGTCAATTGGAAATGGTCTGTTCACGGAGTAATTTATGATAGCCGAAACAATAAACGATAAGAACAATATCACGAACATTCCTAATCCAGTTTTTCTACAAGCTTTGCAAATACTTGAAGAATCTAAATTGCTTAGTGTGGATCTGGCTATAGGAAGCACATCGCGGATGCCAGGAGGAATTCAAGTATATACAAGCCCAAATGGTGTGACATCCGCTTCAGTAGCTTTAGAAACCATTGTAGATGCTATTTCGAGAGCTATTCTAATAGGTTTTCAGAAAGGTGTATCTCAAGCCACTAATAAGGTTGATGGCGCTGCTATGGTCGGGTTGTCAATTAATCCGTTAACTGAACTTCCGACTATGTTAGCGACTGGTGTAGGAACTTCCACAAATTTGCATGAAGCTATTGTAAGTATAGGAAAGGAATTAAGTTTGATAAACACAGCACTAGCATCTTTAAGTCATCCTATAGTCCCACAAATAGCTATACCTAGTGTTCCTTTAATTTTAGAATAATTTTATAAATAAACATATGGCTGATAACACACAAACTATTTGTAATGCGTTAAAGGGTGAGTGGTATTCTATAGTTACTTTAATAAACTATCTCGCAACTCTTTTGGATAGAATTAAGGCACAAATCCAAGCGATTATAGACAGAATTAAAAATACTATTATAAACCAAATCATAAACACTATAAAAAGTCTTGAAGAGAATATAAGTAGCTTGTTAGGATTGAGAGCAATTGATAGTTCCAAAGCACGTGCTGATTTTTGTAATATTTTGTATAAGTGCGAATTCGCGATAGAAATGATTAGCAAATCAATTTCTCCAGAATTGTATAATGAAATTTTCGGAAGCAATCCTATCGATTTAGATGTATTGAAGAAATATGGAATCGATGCTGGCGCGTTTCAGTCAAAATATAGTCTGTTTGAATTCGTTGCGTGCCGACTTTCGCTACAAGGTATTTTGCAAAGTATTACGGACACTTTAATAAACAATATCTTAACATTTATAAACAAATTTACGAAATACTTTGACATAAATTTTTGGTTGGAGAATACGTTTATTGGTAGACAACTTTTATTATTGATTGCCGAATATGATGCAATTTTTAATAATACTATATTGCCATTTATGAATAAATTGGATTTGTTTTTAGGTTGTAGTTGGAGTATTTGTTCCTATACAGCTAGCACCCTAAATTACTATGATTCGTTCTCGGCAATATATAAGGCAAATAGAGATGCTACGAAACCAGTAGGAAATCAATGGTCTATAACTAAGGAAGCACTTTACGCAGATCTTACTCAAAGTTTTTCTCAAGCTAATTCGGAAATGGTTACTTTCAATAATACTCTAATGGCTCCTATAAATGGTGCTTCAACAATTTTCAAAATTACACCAAACAACACACCAGCACCATCCACTCCAAATTCTAATCAAACTCTTCCATACAATAGCGATGAATTAGCAACCATTAAAAATAATCTTGCAAATAGAAAATCTTTAATGACTCCAGGCATAACAGACGGAACTCCAGTAAGAATGGTTATTAGATTGTCTTCTCCAAACTCTTCTGAGGTAGATTAAAATGAATTTATATGCCAACGAATATGCCTTAGATATCGCGAAGAAAGTCATATCAGACGTAGATGCATTAGACCTACAAGCCATTTCACAGTCAATTGAGTCGATACTTATGACGGAACCCAATGAAAGAATATTTTCTCCAAATTACGGTTCGTTTCTTTCCGGAATAGTTTTCGAAAGTCTTACTTCAAATTCTGCGGAAAAGTTGCTAGATGCTATTATAAATTTAGTAATACAATATGAGAAAAGGATTACTGTAATTTCTAATTTGTGTTCTATGCAAATTTCTCAAAGTCAACATTCCATTACTTTGAAATTGGTTTACTTTCTTAATGAAGACCAGACTCCAGGACAGTTTACAAAAAAGATTGTTTTCTAAGGATTTTTATATGAGATTTAAAGATTTTTTACAGTTAAATGAAATGCCAAATATTGAAGATAATGCTGGTGTCCTGGCTAATGAAAAAGAATATTGGAATTATACGGTATATAGACAAATAAAAAACTATACAGAAAAATATGAAAAAACTATAGACTCTGTTATTTATAAATTTTGTCTTAAAAACTACGGCAATACGTATGGCGTTGTTGCTTATGTAAAAGAAAAGATTGTTGGTTTTATTTCTGTTAATATAAAATATATAAAAAAAGAACCACCAATGTCCTATCCTTATGTCGGCTGGGTTGCTGTAAATCCAGAATATAGAAATAAAAAAATTGCAGAGAATTTATATAAAATAATTATAGATGAGTTTGGTGGAATATGTTCAGATGATTTAATAACAACGCAAGCCATAAATTTTTGGGAAAACGTTTTGTTTAAAAAATATAATGTTTATTATGCTTCAAATAACAAGGACTTAGAAAATTATAAAAAATTAGAGCTATTTGATAAAAAAACTTTAAACGACTATGACATAATATTGATAGCATCTAAAGAAAAACTATGAACACAATTATAGTTCCTTCTCACAATCAAGCAGAACATATTCCGAAAATTGTTTCTGGATATGAGAACCAAACTATTCCACCAGACCTTTTGATTTTTGTTTTAGATAGGTATTCCGAAAAATTTCAAGAAATATTTTCCGAAAAAATCCAAGTAAAGTATCTCACAAAAACTACTGGAGAGAATTTTTCGGCAGGGTTGACAAGAGATTTTGGAATAGCGTTCGTTCAAGAAAACTATTCAGACTATCGGACAATCATTTTTTCAGATGGTGATTGTATACCTTCGGAAAAGTTTTTAGAAAGACATTTAGAAAATCTTAATCAAAATTTTCCTATAGTATCTTGCGGAAAAAGATTTAAGCAAGACATAGATGGAAAATTTCAAGATGATGAAAGATGCGATAGAAAATGGGTAAATGAATATTCTTTCACAAACAAAAATGGAAGAATGATTGTGGCAAATTATTTAACATTGGAAACTATATTTACTTATTCTTGTAATCTAGGATTTAATAAACTTTCTGTAGAACTTTGCCAGAGTGTTAATGAAAAATTGGGATCTGGCAAAAGAGTTTTCAATAGTTATTTTGATGGAAGTTGGGGGGGAGAAGATAATTTTATTTCGCATATTCTTTATAGATGTGGTGGATACATTTTACTTACTTCTGAAGATTGTTTTGTAAATCATTTTTATCATCTAGAACAAAAGAAGAATCATATAGAAAAGAATAAAAAACTTAAAGAACTTTCGAAAAAACTTGAAGCAATGGTTTTGTCAGGAGTTTTCGAAGGTCCTATTCAAAATGTTAAGAAAGGTTTGTGGATTTCTTTTGGACCACACGAAAGAAACAATATTAAAAATATAGTAGATGTCGAAGGTGTTGATTTTCGTGTTTGGAATATTTTAGAATGGATTTCGGAAAAGTATTCTAAAAATGATAAAATAGTTTTTAAGAATTTTTTGACGAATAATAGAAAAGAGAATTTCTTAGGGATTTCGTGCAAAGATATTTCTGATTTCGATATACATTATTATAAAGAGTTTTTAGGATATTTGAAGTTCTATTTTCGAAATGGTGACGTGGTTTTCGAAGATGATGTAAAGAGATTTGAAATGAAACTTTTCGGAAACTCTTTCTTAGATTATAAATAATTCTATTGAACAAGGATTTTAAATGCCAACCAACAACATTCTGAACTATACTGGATTAACATACAATGAAATGAGAGATTCTGTAATTTCTCGTTTAGCTCAAGACAGCAGATTTGCTAATTATTCTCAATCACAATTATACAGTGTAATTTCGGAAATTTTCTTAGCGGCTACTGACATGACTAATTTCTATATTGACCGTAGAGCGAACGAATCGTTTCCATCTACCGCGCAATTAAGAAGTTCTATAGTAGAGCTTTCTAAAATTCTTGGATATGTTATTCGAAGACCTATTCCGGCTACTACTTCAATTAACATCAATATAAATTCTATTCCTAATGGTGCTGCCGCTGGTCAGGTTATAACTTTTAAGAAATTTTCTCAATTTACTTTTAATGGGCAATCATTTTTGCTTCTTCAACCATTGCAGTATATTTTAACTCAGACTGATATAAACAATTTCGCTAATCCTAGTTTCTTTTTAACATTTAAGTATTGGTCTTCACAGCCTGGGTATAACTATCAATTATTTTCTACAGAGTTAATTCCTCAACAATACCAAAATACTATTCAATTGGTTCAAGCATCTCAGAAAGTTTTTACTATAAACAATAGTCAAACTCAAGCCGACCAGAGGTTCCAATCTTATCAAATTCCCGATGTTACTTTTAGTAATTATTTTGGAGATCAAGATTTTGGATTTGATGTAAATTCTGGAAATATTACTTTAACATCTAATATGACTAGAGTCGCTTGTGGTTCTGATCCTACCGTGTTTACAGCATCTGCATCTTCGGATAGAGAATTCACAATTGATAGAAGGTCTTTCTTAAACAATTATACAATACCGTTACAAACATCCGCTGGAGCAGGTCAGGACATTCAGTGGTGTGTTTTGTCAACCAATTTAGACGATACCGTTCAATTAAAATTTGCCGATGATGTGATTGCTTCTATCGGTGCTACTGGAAATGATAATATTTACATTCAATATCTTTCTACATTAGGTGCTGCTGGAAATACTGTCGGTGTAATTGGAAGAAGTATTCAATCTCAAGCAAATTCTTTTGGTGTCGGAAATACTTTCACTACGTCTAATATGAAATTTACATTAGCATCAAATGTTGTCGGAGGCGCTGATATAGAAAGCATAGATTCTATCAAAGTAAATTCTCCAGAAATTTTTTATAGTTTAGATAGATGCGTTACACCAAGAGACTATGTTAGCTATTTAAAAACTTTAACGATAATGGGCAGTCAAATTGAGAACGCCATTACTTTTGGAGAACAAGAAATAACTAGAGATAATACATATAAAGTTCCTAATATAAAGATGTTCAATACCGTATTATTTTCGGTTCTCCCAAATCTTTATTCTCAACTTAACGGAAAATATGTAGGTGTTAAAGATGATTCAAATGTGTTGCTAGTAAATTCTACATCTAATGATTGGTTTAATTTAATGGTTCTTTCAGATTCTTCTACGCCTTTGAAAGATCCTGCCATAAATTCTTTAATAACGAGTAATTCAGACTTGGCAACAATTTATTCAAATCTTTACGCAAGGTCTATGATAACAATTAAAAACATTTATGTAACACCAGAGATAAGAGATTTTCAATTAGCCGGGAACATTTATCTTAATCCTTTGGTAGATATTCCTAGCACATATTCGGCAATTACGGATGCTCTTTATAGTTACTTTAATAACTCTACAAATTTTAATTCTCCAGTATATCTTTCTGACGTTATAGATGTTGTTCAGAATTTTCCTCAAGTAAATCATGCGAATCTTTCTTTTCAATCCAACATAAACCCAAATCAATATTATCTTTATACTACAAATTCAGCAGCAGAGATGCCAAGCATTTCAGCAATTTTTCCGAATGTTCCTGTAGGATATGTGTTCAATTCTTCTATATCTTCTACTGGCCAATGCGGAGTAAGAGAATATTCGGTTTCTGGAACGGATGATATAGTTTCTTTTTATCAGAAGGCAATTATTCAAATCAATAGTCTTTCGGCATATTCCCAAAATACTATAAATGCTATTTGCTGTCTTTTGCCGAAACTTGAATTAAAAATGTATAAGTATGACAACACAACAGTTAGAACAGAAGTTATTTGGCCAAGCACAAATATGTTGAACGATGATAGTTGTGGCGTTACATATTCTTCTAATGGTAATGTGAATACATCTTTTGAACCATCTCAAAGGAATCTTTATCTAGGGCTTTTGCAATGTTTTTATAATAATATTCAATTACTACTTTCTCAAAATCCTTCCTTAAGCAATTCTAATACGGCCCAGAGTTTAATAAAGATTTTTGACGAGTTTTTGGCGAACAGAGGAAATTGCTTCTGTTCTTTGGGACAAATTTCTCAGAACCAAAATTCTGTAACTCAAAATCAAACCAGTGTGTGTGTTCAAGCATTAACAACGGTAAATCTAAACGAACTTAATTCATTTGTTCAAAATGATTTAATAAATGTTGCTACATGGTTTAAAAATAGTTTGGAAATACCAGTTACGGGAAATCTGTTAGATGGTTACGGAAATATTGTAAACTTTTCTCTTACAAACGAAATTCCTAGAATAACTGCCCCAGCATTGAATCAATATCTTTATAATTAAGTCTTTGATAAATAATTCCATAACTTGATAGGAATTATTAATGTCAAAACTTAATTTGTTAGTTGCTCAAGGAAACGGATTTAATACTCAGAATAATTTTGACTTATCTTTAGCCATACAAAATTTTGATACATCTTCTGTTCCTCTTTCGGCAGTCAGAGTAGTTTCCTATGCATGGCTTCAAGAAACAAATATAGGAACTCAATTTACATCTGGTGTAAACTTTTTAGGAACATTTTCGCAAATATCTTCGGCAGTTGATCCTACAAATGGTCTTCCACAGTCCGGAATAGTTTCTCTAAATCTTACTGCAACTTCGTATAGAGTTTTTCATAACATTATAGATAGCACTAAGATAGCTCCTCAGTTGACTTTGAATGCTCCTAATGGACAGTCTTCAAATATAGCTGTAGTGGCTTATGCAAATAACAATCCTACATATTTTGATATAATTTTAGATGATGTTGTTCCTGTTCCTGGGTATACGGTTTCTTGGTTTCTTCCAGGAAATTATAACACGTATACTAGTTCCGTTTCTTTAACTTCTTCTCCTTCAATTTCTATTCAAAAAATTCCTGAATATATTAGAGCAAAGGGAAACAAATACGATAGTCAAATTATAGTATCTTGGCCAAACTCTCCAGCACTTATTCCGAATGGTTTTGCTTTAACTGGAACCGATGTATATTTACAAACAAATCCAGGATTATTTCCTAGTTCTTTTATAACATCTGCTTGGTATTCTTCTCCAAATTCTACAATACTTTCAAACAATCCTTATTTCATACTTCAGCAATTTAATGGAAGTTCTTGGGTAAACGTTCAAGAATATACAGACGCGAATACTTTAGACACTTTAACTGGACAATTATTAACAGACAACAATTTTATAAAACTTGTTAATAGTGCTACTGGAAACAATAACTCGGTTTATATTTCGGTTTCGGGAAACAATCCTATATCTGCTGGAACATTTGATTCCGGAGAATTATACATACAATCAAAAGGAAGTGGCTCAGACGCCCGTAGAAGGTCTTTAATAAAATTTGATACTTCTGCCATTCCTTCTTCTGCAACAAGCATCAAGAGCGCTGTTCTAAGGCTTAACGCAAATAATTTAACAAATGCTTGGAACTATCCTACTACGAATGGTTCGGTTGCAGTATATCAGGTTTCTTCGTCGTGGGTAGAAAATCAAGTAACTTGGGGACAGAGAAATTCTTCTGCGACTTGGGTTACTTCTGGAGGAGACTATATAAATTCTCCTGCTCTATGGATAGGAAATTCTAACCTTTCTAATTCGTTCACTTCTTCTACTTCTGCAAATCAATTTTGGATGGACTTTGATGTAACAAATATCGTAGACAATTGGAGGAAAACTCCGGCAAATAACTTTGGATTTTTGGTAAGCCTTTTCGATAGTGGTAATGAAAATAATGCTTCAAACATTTCTATAGGGTTTAATTCTGGTAGGGTAAGTGGTTTTGGTCCTATTGCTGCATATCCTGAATTGTTGATTTCTTATAATTCTTTAAACACTTCTGGACCAACGCCTTCAGCAACAATAACATCACCATCTGCAAGTTCTGTAATTTTTAATCCTACATTTACTATTCAAGCATCTACAAGTATTTCCGGAGGTTCTGTAGAAAGTGTTAGTGCATATTATAGAGCAACCAATTCAGTAAGTCCTTATCAATTTTTAGGAAGTCTTTCTCAAACAACTTTAGGAAATTGGCAGAATACGTTTACTTCGTTGGTCCCCGGTTCTTATGACTTTATTGTTAGAGCTTTAAGTGATTTAGGAAATTTCGGGCAAAGCCTTGTAGATACTATTGTTTTCTCTACGTCCCCAGCAATAACAGTTACTAGCAATTCTATTTGTCATCCAGGAAACATTACTATAAATGGAACAATAGATATTACAAACGGACCCCCAACTTCCGGAAGTCTTTCTTATGTTAATTCTTATATTCCCAACAACCAAAAAATAACATCTTTAATAGAAGACAGATTAAATTCTGGTGTAGTTTGGGTGGGAACTGATGGTAATGGTTTATATAGAGTAAACAGAAACACAAATTCCGTTACTGGATTTACTACAACAAATTCTAGCATAGCTTTTCAAAATATTACTCACCTATCTATGGATTCTCTTGGGTTCATTTGGATAGCTTATTCTGGAAATGGTGTAGGGACATTTAATTCTAAAAATTGGGCAACACAAACATCTAATGATTGGTATTTGTATACTACCACAAATAGTTCTTTATCAGCATATCCTATAAATGCAATAGATATAACTAGCTTTAGCATAGATTCTAATGATGTAAAATATTTCGGATTAACTTGGGCGAATGTAAACTCTGTATTGTCTTTATCTGGTGCTACATTTACAGACCAATATGTAACCAAATATAATATAGGAATATACCCTAGAAAGGTGTTAGCAAGTTCTGGGACTATCTTTGTATCTACTTCTGATAATAGAATTTTCAAATATTCTGCTGGTAGTTGGACTAATTATTCGTTACCTACATTTCAAAACATAAATGATTTTAAGATAGATAGTTTAGGAACGGTTTGGATTGCAACGGATTCGGGGATTGCCACACTTTCCGGAAGCACTTTTATAGAACTTCAATCATCTGCTACACCAATTTGGCCCAATGGATTAAATTCTGGTGCCGGACATTTATCTAACGTTCAAGCAAAAACAATTCACATAACTCCTACTAATACTAAAGTAATAGGATTTTCTACAGCTAATGGAATTTACAATGGTGGTGTCGTAGAATATTCTGGAAACAACTTAACTTCGGTTGGTTCTGGCTGGGTTGTTCTAGATAAATCTAATTATTCTGGAATACTTTCTAACAATGTTAATAAAATAATTGTCACCAGTTCTGATAATTATCTTTGGGTTGGAACTGATGTCGGTGTTAGTGTAATTTCCAATTCTCCGGGATCTTATACTTGGCAAAACTTTTCGAATAGTTCCGTAAATGTTCCCGTAACTGTTGTCGGAAATACTTGGTCTACAAATGTTGTCTCTCCAGTTTACGGAAATACTGGATATAATATTTCTTTTAATTATCCAGGAAATGTTGTTTATACTAGTTCTTTTAATCTTAATACGGAACAACAGATTGGTTTAAGTATAGTTTATCCAAATGCGAATCTTTTAACAATCCAACCAAATGTTTCGCAAAAGATTTTAGAATATTCTGTAAACAATTATTTGGATGTTTCTAATGGTGATTCTGTTAATGTATTCGTTCAAAAGTCCGGACAACCCAGCGGTCCTTGGTCATCTTATTATTCATATACTAATTCTTTAGATGAACAGGTTTTTGAAACGCAAATCCCCGGAACATTTAATTATGTTAGAGTGGTTGCTTCAAATAATAATTGTTCTGCTACAAGTTCTCCATTTGCTGTATATGCTACTAATCAACCAGTAATAAATCTGACACCAGTTTCCGGAAATAATTTTACAAATAGTATTATAAAGTTTTTCGGAAATGTTTCTGATTTAGATTTTAGCAACCCTATAATAGTTAATGGTGTTTCTTATAAAGATAGTTTAACTTCTGTAGTATTTGGATATACTTCTGCTGGAAATTTTATAACGGTAGGAAATGCAACATTAGGAACATTGACTGGTTCTAGTGCTTCGTTTGAATTTGATTGGTCTTCTCCTATAGCCGGTGTTAATCAACTTTCGGCAATAGCTACTACAAATTATGGGACATCTGCTATAGCATCTATTTCGTTTAATACTATTGTTGCTGTTCCTTCTGTTACAATTCTTTCTCCTATTGTAAACCAAATAATACCTCTTAATTCTCCATTTATTTTAAGTGCGTCTACTCAGTATATTACAAATCCAGTATCTGCCGTAAATTTTTATATTCAATCTGCCACAAATGGTTTAATCGGTTCTGGGACATCTGCTGGAAATATTTGGACACGATCATTAACTCCTTCGGCCACGCTTTCTGCTGGTCTTTATAATCTTTACGCAATTGCTTCTGATATTTCCGGAGTAAGTGCTTCCGCAAATCCAGTTCCTTTCGTAGTAAATACCCCACCAACGTTAATACAAATTTCTCCATTATCTTCTACGTTTAGTGGCTCTTATCCTTATCAAGCCCAAGTAAATGATGTAAATGGAACTTATAACAATAGAATAGATATCCTCTCTGGAGCGTCTATACTTTTCTCTGGTTATGCGAATGGATTTGGAAACTTTACTTGGAATTGGAGTAATCCTGCTTCAGGAACATTTACATTATCTGCAAAAGTCTATGATGGTTCTCCTTCATTATCTTCGGATTATACGGTAACTCCATTAAATTTCAATCTTAACAGTGCTTCTATATCATTGACTTCGCAGACATTTCCTGGTGCTTCCTTTCAAGGGTCTGTAATTTCTCCTAAAGTAAATGTAATAACAACTTCTACGAACATAAATCTGTCCGCAAATGTAATCGGAAGCAATATTTCTAATGTCGTTTTTTGGAGATACAAATTCGACCCTATTGCAAATGCTTTCGTAAGAGACTCGATTCTTTCTACAGATTTTGTGAATCCTTATAATGCCACCGTTCAGCTTCCTTCTTCCAGATACTATAATTCGTCCACACAATCTCAATATAAATTTTGGGGGATTTTAGCAGAAGCTACTAGCACCAATGGGACAGTAATTGATAGTAATCTTTTACAATTTTATGTTAAAGAACAAGGAATTTCCGCAAGTATTCAAAATAGCACTTGCAGTAATCCTATAGTATTTTCCGGAAACTTTTTAGATAGTGATGTAGCAGTTAATCCATCCTCTGCAATAATAGACAACTCTGTTTCTGCTGTAATTTATGATGGAACACACAACACATATTTGGGAAATCTTTCCTCGGGTGGGACAAGACCCAACGAACTAGTTCCTTTTACATATTCTTATTCTAATCCATCTTCTTCGGTCTCTGCTGTAAAATTTTATGTTCAAGATTCTTATGGTATAGTTTCTTCGGCTGTTATAAATTATGGGTTGATAAATCAAGTTCCGCATATTAACTTATTATCATCTACAAATTATTATTCTTATAGTCCACTATTCCAAACATTTTTAATATCAGCCGGAACCCTCAGTTTATCATCTACTATTTCTGGGTCTAATATAGCATCTGTTCAATATGTTGTTGCTAATTCTTTAGGACAAACAATATTAAGCTCAGTAAACAATTCTGCTAGTTTTTATATATCGGCAAGCAATGATACAACAACCATATATTCTCAAATAACTAATTCCGGAAATTGTGTAAATTATTCTACCGTATATAGTTATATTGTTTACCAAAACGTTTCCGCAAATATTCTTCCAAACAATTGTGCAAGTTGCTATTGTAATGGAACTCCGTTAAGCATATCCGGAAATTATACAGATTTTAATTATAATAATGCTAATCTTATAGGAACCTTTGGGTATTCTGTTAGTGCAACACTTTATGATAATTTTAATAATTTGATTCAAGATATAACACCACAACTTTCAAATGTAGGAACTTCTCAACCATGGATAGTTTCTTGGCCAATTCCTACTGTAGGAGCAACAAGCGTTTATCTTAAAGTTACAAATGGAACTGGCGCAACTCAGACTATTTCTCAAAATCTTCCTAGACAAATATCGCAAGCTCCTACAATTGTTATAAACAGTCCCGTAAATGGTGCAATATATTCTCAAACAACTCCTATAAATTTTAATGTATCTACTTCTGGAGATGATATAAATGCTGTAAAAATATATTCAAATGGAAATCTTTTAGCAGTTAGTCAATTCAACTATAACGGAAATGTTTATTCTTGGGTTGGTGAAAAGCTTCCTGGTATATATTCGGTATCTGCTGTAGTTTTGACGAATGGTGGTTGTGTCGCGGTTTCTTCAGATACTATAACAATTTCAAATGGTCCTGTCGTTAATATTATAACACCAGTAGCAAATAGTTATTATAATGCAGGAACTATATTATCCGTTACTGTAGATGCTAAAGCAAATCTTCCAGCAAATATTTCGGCAGTTTCTGTAATAGCTTCCCCTGGAATTTCTCAATCAGCTACGTTCCAAGGTGGTTCTATATGGTCTGCTACATTATCGGCATTAAGCAATTCAATATCTGCATACAGTATTTCGGCAATTGCTTATGACACTTTAGGACAATCTACTACAGTTTCTGAAAAAATCTTTACTGGAATTTTGCCAAGCATTTCCGCGAATATTTCTGGAACAACTTCTGCAAATACTAATTTTAATCAAATGTTTACTGTAAATGTTTCTGGTCATTCAAATACTAGTGGATATATTTCAGCAGCTTTCTTAAACGTTTCTGGAACTATTATAAATCTTACTAGTGCGTCTTTTGGAGTATTTTTCGGAAACATTTTAGCAAGCCAATATTTAATTCCTGCTCAGACTAATATATTAACAGCATATGTAGTAGATAGTAATGGTGCTATAAATTCTCAAAATCTTTTAGTATACGTTAATACATTTTCGGGAACAACTTCTTATCCAGTTATCCAAATACTTTCCGTAAACCCTCCTGGGAAAACTACCTACCAAATTCTTCCTAGCCGCTAAATAATTCTATGACTTCAATTAGCGCAGTTTTCGGAATTTCTGACTTTACAAATGGAATAGTTTCGGCTTCAATCGGATTAACATCTGCAAGCACCGGAATGATTATAACTTCTGGAATTCAATCTCTAGCAGGAGTTTCTAAATATTCTGTTCCCGTAAGTGTTTCTGCAAATGGTGTGGTTCAAATATCTGCTATGAATTATGTAGGACAATCTACTATATTCACAGAACAAAATTTTATAATAGCTTGTGATGATAATAGGTCTATAAATTTAACTAATTATCTTCCGCAATATTTGAGAGATAATTATGATGGAAGTCCCAGCGAATTTTACCAGTTTACTCAATTTTTCGAAAGTTATCTAAACACGATTTATACGGATGTAGACAATCCTTGTAATTTGTCTGTTCTAGAGAAAACCAAAAGACTTCAAGACTTACATGACATAGACCAGATAGAAACCGGATATATTCCTTATTATGCTCAGATGTTAGGATATAATGTAGGAATCAATAAAGGAGAACTAGGGACATTTTCGACAAATTCTTCAAAACTATATGCCGATTCTTTAACAGATTATCAAAATAAATGTTTAAGATTCGTTGTTGGTAATCTTCCTAATTGGTATTCTATAAAAACTACTAGAAACGCTGTAGAATTTTGCTATTATCTTTCGGAATAATCGGAGATATTGTAGATTATTATACAAACGACTATGCAAACAATTGGATACAAAATAAAGTTGGTGCTGGACAATATGTAGCCGATGATATTCCTTCTGATTGGTATCCTACTCCGCATATTTCTGTAGGTATTGATTTAGCAAACAGCGACAATTCTGTAGTTTATTCTGACCAAACTTCTCATATATTAAACGCTATGGAAGACATAAGACCAGCAAATGTTGTTATAGAAGGTTTGCAAGGATATATAACAGATATTCCAGCGCCTTCTATTGTTGTTGCTTTGAATTTTAAGACAATGGCGAATCTAAATGTTACTAGGGCTTCTCAAATAAACATTCATTAAGGCTTTCATAAATAATTGAAACGAACAAATTACAGGTAACTACATGCTTTTGAACATCTCTTCATATATTACTTCGGCAGGCTTACAAGCAGTTACTTCATCTGGTCCTGTAGGTCCTTATTTTGCCATTAAATATTTCGTTCCTTTTTATGATTATAGATTAGACACTACAATTTCTAGAGGTGAAAACGCAAACACTACAGCATTATCTATAAGCTCTTTGAATTATGTTTCGGCAACTTCTCAGAATTTATTTGGTGAAAAGATTTTTTCAAATACTTCCTATACGCTTTCTAATAATAATTTTCTTTATTGGAACTCTACTATGGGGGGGTTGTCTCCCGATGGAAATTATACAAATGTTCCCTCACCACAAAGCGTAACAACTCCCGTAAATTTAGATTCTAATGGGCTTCCTCTTTCTGTTGTGGTTTCTGGTTCTAATTTCACTTCTCCTTCTGGCCCAGGATTTTTTAACATTTCAGGAACACACCTATACACTGCTGGACAAGTTTCTACATATAATCCTATTTCTGGAACTAATTGGCCACTATCTGCTTTCTATAGAGTTGATTCATATTCTCCAAATGCTAATGGATTAACATGCGCTACAGGAACATTCAAGTGTCGCATTCCTCCATCTAATAGTTCTTTTAAGTTTAATGGTTTAGCGTTATATGCGGTTAAAGTCAATAGTAACGGAATCGATGATTATGGAAACGGTGTTGCGTTTGCATTTAATCCAGTTCTATTTTCAGTTGTCCTCTTAAACCAAGCTCAATTCAAACAATCACAAACTGGTGGAATAAACGATTTTGAAATTAGTGTAGATTTGGGGTTTGATTGGAACACGGTTTCTCCTGGAGTTTCTGGAAATCCAATTTATATCAACAATAACTATTGGGTAAAACTTCCCACGTCTACTACGACTTCTGCAAATGGATTAAACTACACCGGCGACGTAGTAATTTCTTCTTCGGCGGTTGGTGGGTCCTGGTTCCCTGCTGCAAAATTGACAGTAACAGAGCCATCTAAACAACAGCTTAGATTGGCAAATGATTTAATAAAATATACAGATTTTAGAACCATAAGATTTCCGATTAATGTTGGTGGAGTTTTCCCTAATTCTACTGATATGGCGGTGCTCTCAATTGATACTAGTTGTCCTCAAGATTCTTTGCTTCAATTAGGATATCAAACATCTGCTCTTGGTATTAAATCTGTAGCAATAGGTTGTTATGCCTCCGCCACTGGATATTCCACGACAAATGGCAATACTACGTCCGCAGAAGTTGACATCGGTGGCGAAGGCGGATATACCGTTTCTATAGGCGTCAAATCTTTATCGCAAGGCTTCGGCTCTGTTGCGTTAGGATATAATACGTCATCAATCGGATATTTGAATTTTGCGGGTGGCGATAGTTCATTAGCATCTCTGAATCTTTTATACGGTGGCGGAGCGGACCCTGGATTAAACGTTACGCCAATAAACGGATTAAATTTTGCTTATGGAAAATCTGTAACCGCGATTTCTAGAGCGAACCCAACAAATTTTGATTATATTCAACTGGCTGGCAATATGTTGGAAGACGCAGATGGGTCTAATGTGGCATTTGGCTTTCAAACATATGCTGGTGGGGGCGTTTCTTTTGCACATGGTATATTGACATCTGCGTTAGGGTTTGGTTCATTTTCGTTGGGTCAACAAACATTAGCAAACGGTGCATTTTCTATTGCTGGTGGAATAAATTCTGTAGCAATGTCGGATGTTGGTTTTGCTTTAGGTAGTAACGTTTCTGCATTTGGCCCATATAATTTTGTATATGGTGTAAACGCTCAAGCCAGTTCGTTGGGACGTAAATCTACACCACTAGCTATTGCAATTGGCCAAAATGTAAGTGCGACCACTTCTTATTCAATTGCTTTAGGAACAAATTCTCTAGCATCCCAATATAATTCTATAGCCATTGGTCAAAATTTTAATCCTTTGTCGAATCCATATCTAGCTATGACGGTATCGAATGGTGTAAATTCTGTTGCTATTGGTCAAGGAACATCTGCAATTCTTGGAACAGGTTGTTTTGCTCTTGGTTATAAAGTATTGTCCGATGGAAATAATTCGTTTGGTCTTGGAAATACTACATATGCACATGGTGACAATTCGTTGGCCACTGGATTTAATACAACATCTTTCGGAAAAAATTCTCTCGCACTTAATGAAAACACTTCTGCGATTGGTATAGATTCAATTGCTGGTGGTTTTAGTTCAATTGCTGGTGGAGATTATTCTGTAGCGTTGGGATATATAAACAATGCTGCCGGAAAATATTCTGTGGCTTTGGGAAACGCATCTATTGCACAATATGATAATTCTATAGCTATTGGAAATAATGTTTCTACAACACAAACCAACCAAATTGTTATAGGTAGTTGTTCGAATAATGTTCTAATTCAAGGAGCAAATATTCAAATTGGAGGAAACTGTCCTGGAAATGTTACTATACCAGGAATTTCTCAATTTAATGATTCTATTAGATTTGCTGTTAATTTTGTCTCGTCTTTATCAAAAGTTCCACAAATGCAAGCCAGAACATTAACTATAACGGTTTCCAGGGCTGGTTATACTCGCGCCATCCCGCTAACAGAAACTGGATATAATACAAATGTATTTAATATTGGAACACCAGTTGGGAGCACTGGAACGGATATTTTAATTGCAACAGCGAATCCATTTACAACTTATTATAAACTATCAAATGGTGGTGTCGGCTCTCAAATTGTATGCAATCCCGGCGCTTCATTTTTTTCTGGTGTAGGTTATAATATAAGTGTATCTTTAAACAAAATAACAAACGATATTATAATTTTCGTAAATAACGCGACTAATCTTGGTTTACCGATTTCTTATAGTTTTTCTCCAGATAATACAAACACCCTTTATCAGGCGAATTTTAATAACGATAACGCTAATGGAAATAATGATGTTCACACATTCAATTGGATAAAAAATTTAAACGCAATAGATGGATATATATCATATGATAAAACTAATACAAGCATAGATTTAAGAACTGTTTCTTCTCCTGGGAATGGTGATGGTGTATGTTCTTTTAATTTATATAATTCTACTATAGGCGGCGGCGGTGGACTTGGTGGCGAAGGCTCTAGAATAACTTTATTGGGCGATGATAACTATGACGATTTTATATCTACATTCTCGCCCGGTAAATTTGGAACTACATCTTATAACATGTCTACATATGATAATCTTAAACATGGTTCTGGTCAACAAACAGCAGTAACTACTGGCATGTTTGTAAACAGTAATGGGCATACAATAATATCTGGAATAAAATTAAATTGAAATTAAAACAACTCGAAAAAATCTACACATTATTCGAAAAGATTCCTAAAAGTTTTTCTATAAGTCTTCAAGCAAAGATTCTGCAAAATAAGAAAATTGTAGAATCAGAGTTTCAAATAATAGAAGAGTTAAAGAAGAATCTATATGCAGAAGACTATGTAAAGTTTTCCCAGGAATATAACAGTTCGGAAAATAAATCAGAAGTAATTTCTAAATTTTCTGAAGCAATACAGACACAAGAAAAAAGGAACAAAGAGTTTGAAGAACATCTTTCGAAAACCTTTTCCGGAAATCTTGTTTACATAAATATTTCCGAACTTCCGGATGACATAACGGAACTTGATAAAGAAACACTTGAGACAATTTTTTTGATAACTAAGGAGTAATATACATGAACTTGAGCAGAGAAACCCTTTTTAATTTGAGTAAGAAAATTTCAGAACTTGATGTAAAAATTTATAACAAGTATTTTCTTCTTGCTATAACACACGCAAAAACTATTTTAGAGCCCATTGTAAAAGAAATTGAAGATAAAACTAGAGAGCTTTATTCGGAAGAGTATGCAAAATTTAACAATCTTAGAGTGTCAATTTTGTCTAAGTATGCCGAAAAGGATGCTGCGGGAAATGCTATCGTAACCAACGACCAAGTAAAAGTTCCTCAAGAATCTATTCAATTGGCATCTAAAGAAATTGAAGACTTGGTGACCACACATAAAGGCGCTATTGAAAAGTTTGAAACTGCTAAAAGAGAATTTGAAGCATTTCTTAAAGAAGAGATTGAAGTAGAATTGCCCAAGATTTCTTTCGAACATTTTCCAACAGAGATTGAGAAGCATGTTTGGGAACCTTTGAAGGTGTTTGTGAAAGAATCTTTTGCAGACCTTTTGAAGTAAGTTAGAATAATTTTATGTCCGGCTTTCCAAATGTTCAACACAGCGATAAATGGCAAGCCGTATTTTCTAATATTCCTGGCTTCTCTCCAACTATTTCCGCCTATATAAATGATATGTCGTTGTTCGATAATTATGTAAAGTCGGTAACGTTTCCTTCATATACTTTAGAATTAGTAAAATCAAATTTTATGAACTATTCTATCAATCATCCCGTATCTAAAATAAATGATGATTTGAATTCTATTACTATGGATTTCAAAGTTTCCGAAGGATGTATGAATTATCTTATTTTTAGAACTTGGATTAGTGAATTGAGAGAAGAGCATAATATGGATAGTCAGAAATATTTTAGATTGAATTGCATAAAGGAACTTAAATTATTGTTTTTAGATAATATGAAAAGAACTAAGATGAAATTTATTTTCGAGAATGCTTTCTTAACAGATTTAGGTTCACTATCTATGACAAATGGAGTAGACGAAGAAATAACATTTTCTACTACTATTGCTTACGAGTTTTTAAGGGTAGAACCTGGGGACTGTTAAATGGATTTGTTAGAAATTATTCCGAAAGTTAATGAAAATATTATAAACGAAACTTTGATGAGAATGGGTGTAGGAGATAAGAAAAGAAAAATCTTATATCCTTCCTGTCACCTTTACAAAGACATAGACTCTCATTATTATCTTTGTCACTTCAAAGAAATGTTTTTGTTGCGCTCTACTCGACCAAGCTTTAATAATTTTTCCGAAGATGATTTGTTGAGAAGAAACTCGGTCGCTTTACTTTTAGAAGATTGGGATATGATAGAAATATTAAATCTCCCAGAAGAAAATGATACGGTATTCATTTTTACTTTATCTAATGCTGAAAAAAAGGACTGGTTAATTCAGCCTAAATTTAATCCGAGGACATTGACATGAATACAAAAATGTGGTGGGTGCTAATTGTTGTTGCTTTGCTAATAGGGGTTTTTGGAGGGAAGCAATTTTTTCAACCAAAAGAATCCAAAATTATTCAAAATGTTGTTGCAAGAGTAGATACATTATACAAAGATAGGCAGAGTTATATTCATGATACTGTAATAGTCAAGCAGAAAGTCGTGGTCAATCATTTCGAAAAAGTTTCTGGAAATCTTGACTCAGTATTTTCCGGAAAAGATTCTGCAAAAAAAGTCACGTTGTTTGATAGTGTTTATTATTCAAAAGACACTACAAAGTTTTTAGATATTTCTCAAGACCAAGCCAAGCAAGCTATAGAAGCAAAATACTTGATGGAAAGAGATTCCGCGCTTTTAGGAATTTGCTTAGATAATGTTAAAAATGCTGATGAGACTATTTCCGAAATGAAAACTAATGTAGATTCTTTGAAAAATGTAAGAGTTTCCGAAGAACATTTTTGGAGAGATTCTGGTATAGGTTTTTTTGCTGGTGTTAGTTTGTTGGTTGCATATATACTGACAGGACATTGACCAAAGGAGACTAAACATGTGGGAATTTACTAAAAAAGTTTTGAAATATTTCGGAAATTTTCTTCAAGATAAGAACGGAGTTTCAAGTTCTAAGAGGTTAGTAAAAGTATCAAGTTACTATGCTGCGATTTATATAGCAATTTTTTCTGTAGTCCATCATCAAGATATTACAAACAATATGCTAATACTTCTGACTGCGCTTTGTGGCGTATCTGCTGGAACATATGCGCTGACAAATAAATTTGAATCTAAGAAAGATATGGAAGGAGACGATAAAGATGGAAAGTGAAAATTTTTCTTTCGACCAGTTTGATGAAATAATTAAGAATAATCCATTTCCGGAAGATTTCGCACATTTGCATAATAATGTTTCGAAAAATGATGTAGAATCTATTGATGATAAGTTTTTTGATAATGAAGAAGATTTAGAGTCAGATGATTTAAGTTTTATCTAGAATTTACTATTAACCATTTTGGAGATTTATGCCGAAAATTACTAAGAAAGCTAAGGTGAAGGAAATCGAAAAGGTAGATGAAGTCAAACAATCTCCTACAGTTATCTATGTGGCAGATAGAGACTTGTTAGGAAAACTTGCTTCTACAGATTTAGTAAACATTTCGAAAAGTTTTAACGTAAAGATTGATACAAAGGGCGAAAGATTTACTATCACATCTAATGAAATAAATGATTGTCGAAAAGCGGCTATAGTTTTAGAAAAGCTTTTTGATGCATTTGATAGAAACTTCGATATTCAAGATTCTGATATAGATGAATTGATATCTTCGCTCTTACCAAAACCTTTAGCAGGAAGCAAATACAAAGGGATTTATAAGAACCATAAAGGCGAAGATTTCAGTCCTAGAACAGAAAATCAAGAACTAGCTATTAAAATGATTAAGAATAAAACTATTTCTGTGTTGTATGGTCATGCAGGAACTGGAAAATCAAAGCTAAGTGTTTGCATGTCACTCAAAATGCTAGATGATGGTAGATACGATAAAATTATTGTAGTCCGTCCTATGATAACTGTTGGAAATGCTATTGGATATCTTCCTGGAAATTTAGACGAGAAATATGGTGTGTATGTTTCTCCAATTGCCGAAACCTTTTTGGAAATGCTTGGCGAACGTGGATATGAACAAAAACTAAAAGAAAATAAAATCTTATACACTCCTGTTGGTTTCGTTCGAGGAGGAAATTTCGAAAATGCTTTCATAATAATTGATGAAGCACAGAATTTATCTAAGCATGAAATTCTAACTCTTTTAACTCGTATCTGTCACAATACTAAAGTTTGTATTACTGGAGATAGAAGCCAATCTGATATAAAATCTTCAAAACCAGAAAAATCCGGATTAGAATGCGTTGTAGAACTTTTGAAAGATGTGGATGATGTTGGTATGGTAAAATTCGGCCTTCAAGATATTCAAAGGCATAAGTTAGTCGGAGAAATAATTAGGGCGTTTGAGTAATGATTAAGATATCTTCTTTAGATGAACCAACGCAAAATTTTTTAGATTATGTGGATTCTACTCTAAAGAAGTATCGTTTTACTTTAGTTCTTTCTATGGATGATTTAACAGTAGGAAAAAATACTGTAGGAGGAACTTTTGACGAGATTGATAAGAAATTAGAAATATCAATCAAAGATGAAGGATGGCTAGAAGTATTAGTTCATGAGTTTAATCACTTTCTACAATATATACAACAAGAACCAATTTTTCTAAAACTTTCCGAAAGTGGCTCTAACATGTCTGAAGATTTGTGGTCATGGCTCGACCACGAAATTGAATTACCTAAAGAAAGAGTTTCGGAAATTATACAATCAATAATAGATATGGAATTAGATTGTGAAAGGCGTTCCGTAAAAATGATTAAAGAATTTTCTCTTCCTATAGATCTAAAAGAGTATGTGTTTGTGGCATATACATATCTAAATTTTTATAATTATGTTAAAAAGCATCGGACATGGTTTAAGAAAAATGTAGGAATTTCTGATATAAAAGAAATTCGAAACAACAAAAATATACATCTCCGAGGGAAGTTCAAGCGTTTGCCAAAGGGGTTTGAAGAAATTTTTCGGAAATACTCTAAAAAGTCCTTGACAAGCTAGATTAAATTTGTTATCTTCTTGTTATGATTAAAATCACAGATAACAGATTTACGTATCCTTTTTGGGTAGATGCGGGAGAAAATTATTATATAGTTTATTTTAGGTCTTTCGGTGGCAATTTTATTTGTCTTCAAGATGATATACTGCCTATGAGAGTTGGAATGGTGTTTAGATACGATGAACTTAAGAAAGATATATTCCCAGCAAAAGAAGCATCTACATCATTAACGACAAATAACATAAATGTAGATAATAATAAATGGAAACTTTCTTTATATGGTATTCAAAATTTTTCTATATATAATTTGGTATTAACGTGGACTAAGAAAATTCCTGAAATAAATTTCGAAAATTATTTAGGAAAATGCTTTACAATTTCTTCAAACGTTTACGGAAGACATCATTATCTAGTTGTTAGAAATAATGATAAAATTTGCCTGTCCATGATATCACAATTAAATCCTGGTGGGAAAGAAACTTATATAACATTCTTAGAATTGGTAGAACAAATTATAAAAGACATAGAATTAAATTTTTCTAGAAGTTCTACGTTTTATGGTTCTTCAAATAATAATTTGTTTGAGTTTGATTGTAATTTCATTGAACCAGATGTTTTCCTAAAATTAACTTAAAGAAAGAATAAAAAATGCTTAACAAACTAGTAGAAGAAATTAAACAACTATCTCAAGAATATTATGATACGGGAACTTCGTCAGCTACTGATAAAGAATTTGACGAAAAATTAGAACAAGTCCGTAAGTTAGACCCTAATCATCCTATTCTTAAAGAAGTTGGCCACGGATATATTCTAAAGGGTATTGATGAAAAAGAAAAGTTTCAGCACCCTATTGAAGTTGGGTCTATTGAAAAGACTAAGGAAACATCTAAGCTAGTATCTTTTCTAAAACCTTTCTCAACATTTTCCACAAAGATTGACGGAAACTCTGTAGTAGTGTATTATAAGAACGGGAATCTTTTCAAAGTAGTTACTAGAGGTTCTGATAATATTGGGATAGATAGAACAGCGAAATTTATCAATAAAGTTCCTAAACAAATTCCTGTATCTGGGTATGTAGCGGTTCGTGGTGAAGTAGCAATTAAGAAAGAAAATTATACTTTAGAAAATGGGTTCGACATTTCTAAAAGTTCTCGAAATGCTGTTGCAGGAGCTATTTCGAGAAAGGATGATTGGGAATTTGTTTTCTCTTGGGTAGATTTTATTGCGTATACTTTTATAGATTGTAATACGAAAGATGATTTATACAATGATACAGATTGGTCTAAACTTTTCAAAGTAGAAGCTCAAAAGCCAGCTAAAATTGATTACAACGAACTAGGAAAATTTAAGAAAACATATAAAGATGATTATCCATATGATGCTGATGGAGTAGTTTTTAAAACTGGTTCGGAATATCTCGCTTTTAAATTTGATGACGAAGTAGTAAATACAAAATTGCTATCTGTAAAGTGGAGCATAGGCAAAGACCAAAGATTAACTCCTGTGGCCATTCTAGAGCCGGTTCAATTAGCTGGAGCCACTATCTCTAAGGCAAGTCTAGGAAGCTACGCAAAGGCTTTAGAAAAGGATTGCTGGCCAGTTTTTGCAGACCATGTGGTAGAAATTTCTAGAGCCAATGAAATTATTCCACATGTAGAGAGAACCATTTCGAAAAATATCTCTGCAATGACTATCCAAGATTTTTCTAAACAGCTTCCTCATTGCCCTGTTTGTGATTCTATCGGAGAGCAAAATGGAGAACATATATTCTGCGTAAATTCTAATTGTGAAAATCTAAACTCGTCAAGGCTTTATACATTCTCTTCCTATTTTTATCCAGAAGGACTTTCAGAAAAGATTATAGAAAAGTTTTTTGAAAGCGAAGAAATATATACTGTCTATGATTTGATAAAGTATAATAAAAAGTTCTCTGGGAATGTTTATGGTCTAGGAGAAAGTCATATAGAAAAGATTAACAAATTTTTAGAAAATATTTCCGGAACAGTTGATGTTAAGATTGTTTACAATACTTTCTTGAATAGTTGTGGTTCTAGGTTGTCGGAAAAAATAGTCGAGTCCGGCTTTAATTTGTTAAAGTTTTTCGAAGATAACACAGAAATAAACAAATTAAATAATCTTTCAAATTTCAATTCAAATGTTATTTCCGAAATAGTTGACAAAAAGGAATTGTTCAAAAAGTTTGTAGAGTTAAAACAAATTAAACAGGAGAAAAAGATTATGGTAAACGCAGGAAAATATGTCATCACTGGTGTAAGATTTCATGGAGACGATTTAGTAAAAGTTGAAACCGCTGGGTGGTCAGAAGCAAGTTCAGTTTCTAAAAATACTCAAGTGCTTGTTGTCAAAGATCCTTCAACTACTTCTTCGAAAGCTACCAAGGCGAGAGAATTAGGAATTAAGATTCTTTCCGTAGAAGAATTTTTGGAGTATATCTGTGCATGATTTAAGAGAGTTTTTTCTAATAAATCCTATAACTTTACAATGGAGATGTGGTGGTGACGATCCATGTTTTAAGAAATATTTTTTAGATTACGATGAATTTAATTATATCTTAAAAGAATATAGAAATATAAATTGGAGAAAGTTTTATGATAAGATATTCTAAGATTATCATTTGTGATAAAAAATTTGGATATGATTTAGGATTTGGTTCTTGTGCAGATTTTTTAAAATCTTTCTTAAAATATGAAACGAAAAATTTATTTTTGAAGAAAAATTATACGATTACTTTCTGGAAAGCTTTTTATGAAAACCTTTGAAAAATTTTATAAATGGGATTTGGAAAATGGTTTCGAAACTTGGAATATAAAACTTTTACTAGACTTTAAGAAAATCTTTTTAGAATACGATGTTGAAAATTTTAATAGAAAAAGTTATGTAGGTTTTAATAGAAAAAGTTAT